TCTCTTCTTAGTTTTAATATTTTAGCTATGTTTAATGCTATTACACTTATTGATACAAGAATACCCATCACAACTTGCACATGATCTCCTTGTAAAAAATTATATATTGCGGTTGCTACTCCACCAGTAGAAAGTGTTGTAACTTCAAAATCAAATTTCATCTTTAAAAATATACGTCTATTTGTTCATTTTGTTTATTGTAGCACTCTCCACATTCCTGCAAATCCCATAATGGAAAAGATAATCTGTTATCATGTAAGTATTTACATATTTTAACCTTCCATTGTTCAATGTATTGCTTAAATGTATCTTTCAATTTTACATTATTTGAATAATCTGAAACACTAGAATCTGATTGTGTAAATTCTTGAACACCTTTTGATGTGTTACGGTATGATAAAAAATCACATAGTTTCAACTCTACATTATAAAGAAGATATTTCTTGATGTAACTAACTAAATTTTGTTCTTCTTGTGTTGCAGTTCCACCAATTATTGCAGAATATAAATGATTCTTCAAAGATTCACCTATCAATTCAACTAATAGAAATTCTTGTGCTTGTTCTAGGTGTTGTTGATATTGTCTTTCATCAACTCCTTCCGTATGTATTGAATATAATCTAAAATATTCAGGATCAAACCAATAATTCATAATTATTAAATTTTATAGATGGTTCATTATTTATTGATAACAGTATGTTAAAATATTTTTCTAACTTCTTTTGTATTGGCTTAATTTCGGTATTTAAAAAGATTCTATAAGCAACATCTAATTCATTAGAACCGCCTAATTGACCGCTTGTTTTAATACCAAATAACATTGGAGAAGTAACACCATGCGCAGTTAAAATCTGATTAATTGCTAAATCATTTATCACCTTCCATTGGCTATCTATTTGACCTTTTTGAATAGGTGTAACAGTAGTTGTTAAATCTTTATTTTTACTAAAGATAGTTAGTATCTTCTTTGCCCTGCTTCCAGTATATGAATTATTAAGATCGTTTACAATCTTACGCTTCTTTTCATCAGATGGTTCAGCCATAAACTGAAGCATGATATTAGGTGTGAATCCGTTTTCTAACTCGTTTAAAAAGTGATTTGAAAAAGAATCATCAATATTAATCCATTCATGCGCAGAATACCACTTAGGTAAACCGTAATAATCCATTCCTAAAGTATCATTTGCACAATAATATAACTGCCTATGATTTTCTTTATCAGATGTATCAAAACAAGGAATTTCAATCAAATCCTCTTGTCTATCTTCCCAGTTCTTTTTATAATAGTATGTTCTTACTTTTCCTTGCTCTAAATATCCACTTCTAATATTCCCCGCATCAATCCTATTTATTTTAACAATCTTTGAAAAGTCAAACGACCAAAAAACTTCCAAAGCAAAAGCACCATAACAAATATAATCTAATGAAATAGCATCTTTGTTTTCTAGTATTGATGTTGAAAGTGTTGTATATCTAGTTGTTTCAAATCCATTACCAGTTGCCATCATAGATTTTTTATTTATGATAGCACTATTTATAGGACTTGATAAGTATAAATCTCTTAATCTATCAGGAAAAAGATTAAATTCACCAAATTCAACATAGGGATACCTTCCTTTTTTAGTCTTTACTTCTGGTGTATCTTCGTTCCTTCTTTGATTTGAAAAAGTAGAATAATTATCTGAATTATCAACTTCTTTATCTTTAAAAATATTAAATATATTCATTTTGTTTAGTTGTAGTTGATATGTAATTCTTTGAACCATCCACTGATTTTAAATAAAAAATACCTTCATCAAGTGCATTATCATCACCTTTTAAAACATATTTATATTGCCCCTCGTTTAAGGTGCTTAAATCAGTTGTAAACACCATGTAGTTAGGTGTTTTATCTTGTGTAGTTGTTAATGTAACTGTACTTGTATAATTAGATGTAATCATTTTTAAATCTAATGTATATGCAGTATAAACATTTTCTGAAACCCTAAAAGGAATTAAACTAATATTTGAAATGTTAATTGTCATACATTTATAATGTTTTTAAAAATCAAATATTTACAAAAGAAACCCCCCGAAAATATCGAGGGGCAACAATTAAATATAAAATGAAAGAAAGAAAAGCCTTTTTTTTATACTGCAGGAATTAATAAATCTGAAATTAAAGTGGATTCCACTTCAGGTGCCATCTCTGGTTCCTCAGCTACCATTGTTACTGTATAACCGTTTAATTCATCTTTATTAGTTCCAGTTCCTCCACCTAGTTCTGTAACTTTTGCAAAATTGAATAATCCTTGAAACCAATAAATTCCATTACCATCTTCAATAATTGCACATAGATCTTTTTGCCCTTCCATTAGTGATTCAACAGTGATACTTCTTGAAGAATCTCTATATGGAGCATTAAACACAACAGTTTGAGTGTAGAATGTTGATCCAGTTTCTAAGTTAGGAGTGCTTGTTTCTTCTAAAGATGCACCATTTCTCGTTGGTATAAACTCAAAAAATTGAGTAGATGAAGCCATTGTAATGTTTGTGATTACTTTATCTGTAACATCAACAGATGAATCAATAGTTACATTTACGGCATCAGTTATTAAAATCCTTTTTACTCCACCAGTGTTGTTAACACATGGATTTTCCATCCCTGAAGTAATTAAATTCGTTTCACAACTCATATAAAATATTTTTAAAAAGGGGTAAATTAATACCCCTTAATTTATAATCAATTAACTATTAAGCAGTTTGTCCAAGTACAATCTCACTTCCAAATACATAAGTGAAATCATATTTAAAGTGTGCCACAAATCTGATATTTGGCTCACCTGATACTGGCATTCTATCTATCACCTCCACTTGCTCCATGTCAGATACTAAATCTGTTGCATAAATCATGTTTTCTTTTCTTGACATGATAATAGTGTTAGCCTCTAATGCTCCACTTTGATAAACTGGAATACCTAAGAAAGTAACACCAGTTTTTTCATCCCATAAAGATTGTGGTACAGTGGTATCAATTGCATTGATTTTTAATGCTCTAAATGTTGCGTTATCTACTAAAAAGAATTTCCCTTCTGCATCTTCTAATTCAGCAGGAAAAGCCTCATAAACTAATCCAAATTGCTCAATAGCATTTGTTGAAGTAATTGCTGAAATAGTTACATCAACCACTTCTGCATCACCTGCCATTTCAGTAACTACTGATTCTGCACCAGTTCCTAAAGCATTATTTACTAATTCTGCATTTGCTCTTTTTGCAATTTCAGATAAAACCGCTTCATTAAATTCAGGCGAATTTGTGTTGTTTGATCCTGCTTGTAAGAATTGAGAGTAATAAATTTGTTCTAAAGTTTTATAACAATACTCTACATTAATTTTCTTATCCTGAACAGTTACTTTCTTTTCAGTTAAAGTTGCACCAGTTGGAGAAAATGCACAATCTGCATCTTGAATCACACCTGCATCAACTTCCATGATAGAAAGGTTTTGCGAATTTTTTACATTTGGTAAAAGTGTAAATACTTCATTTAATACTTCTGATCCTAGTAAAAACTTAGTGTAGAACTCTTGTTCATATCCACCATTATATTGTGCTAATGTTGTTACGTCTAAACTCATTTTTTTATTGTTTTATTTATTTATAATGTTTTAATTATCTTTTTCTTTTGTTGTTAAATGCAGGAAATATCCCTTTTCCATTACTTTTTTCTTCTGAAAAGTTAGATTCTACACTTTCAGCAGGTGTATTTTCTGATAAAGCAGTTTTAACTTCATCTTTGATAAGTTCACCAACTTTTGAAAATTGAGAATTAACCAATTCCCTTACTTTTTCCATAATTTCATCAGAAAGTTTTTTAACTTCTGCTTCTGGTTTTTCTTCTTCTTCAGATAGTTCTTCTTCTACAACTGCAGGTGCTTCTTCTGTTGCAGGTGCAATAACTTCTGTAATTACTCCTTCTTCACCTACAATAACAATAGTACCATCTTCTAAAGCATGTTCACCCATTGGGGCAAATTCTCCAGATTCTTCATTTCCTACAAATAGAGTAGCACCTACTTCTATTTGTGTCGGTGTGTAAACTTCTACACCCTCAACAGTTTTTGCAACTGCTTCTAATTTTAAAGAAATATTAATCATTTTTACTTGTTTATTAATATGTTTTATTTGTGTTTTTAATTTATCCGTTCTTGTTTCTGCTTTATCTGAATTAGGTGGTGATGCAGGTTTTTTAGTTCCTTCTGCATTTATTTTTTTGAATAATAATTTTTTCCATCTATGCCTACATTTGTATGATCCTTTCCATTTCCAAATTGAATAAAAACCAAAATCTTCATTTTCCCTTCTGAAACTCATAGCATTAATGTCTTCATATCTAAAGATTCTGTTTTTATGAGTAGTTAACATTTCACGACAAAAATCCCTTGTAGTATCTTTTATTCTTCCACCAGTATATCTGTATCTAGTTCTGTAATTTTCATTATCATACTTTGAAGGTTGATTAGGCCTTGAAGTAATTGCAAAATCATTTTCTAAATCTTCATCATGCAAATTAAAATCACCTTCTAATAATTCCCATTCATCAGAATTTTCATATTCTTCTATGTTTTCACCCTTATCTGATAACCAATCTAACATTTCTTGATCTGTTGGTTTAGGTTCTTCCTTACATAGCTTTAAACTAGATAATAATTCAACTGAAAAGCCATTAAAATTTTCTTTTACAGTATTCCATAATTCTTCATCATCTATTTTAGCCAAACCAACCCAAGTGCCAACGGGATAAGAAAGATTAAAAGCCTTTGTTTTATCAAATTGTTCATCTTCTACAATCCAATTTTCCTGAAGCACAACACCAGAAACATCTTTTTCATGCTCTAGGTTAAATTTTGTTGCCATACCTCTTGAATTGTATCTTTTTGCTATTTCTTCAATAGTATCTTTTTCAAATACAACGTAGTATTCCCCAAGTTTATCATCACTTCTGTAAATTGGCTTGTCAGGTATCAATAAAGCACCTATTAACTTTTGTTGTTCTTCACTTGCTAAATGAAAAGAATACGATGTATTATCTAAAGAGAATTTGAAAAAATTTTCTTCAATTGCAGGTTCTTCAACTATGGAAATTTTATCAACTCCATGTTTTAGATCTGCAATATTTATTTTATAAACTGGTAAATTATCCATTACATTAATAATGTTTTTTTGTTTTAATTTTTTTGTTTAAATTCGAGTATGAAAATAGAAGATTTTAAAGAATTAGAATGGTTAGATGGTGAACTTTACCCAGAAGAAGAATGGGGTGAAGTAGATGAAGTAAATGAGTTTTGGTATCATAGTGAAGAAATATTTGTATATACAGAAAAACATGGTGTCTTGTTTGGTTGGA